TTGGCCATCGCCATCTTCTGGTTGCCGGAACCAGACCGCCATCCCTTGGGGTCAAACGGTGCCGGATCGACACCCGACGAGATGTAGCGTGGATCAACCTGAGCAAGCAGTGGCCGAAGGATCATCTTGTTGCTGAACGGGCACGCAGCACAAATGACGACCATCGAGATGCACGCCACCAGTCCGAACACGGCACCTTGCGTGAAAGGCTTTCTCATGTCGAGTTCGTCCGAGATTTGTGTCCTTGGCCGTACCTACCGCATGGGACTTCGCGGACCACAGCCGACTCTGAAGATCAGGAGCAACGCTCTCGAAGACCTCACCCCGCCCGCGTGGCTGCGTGATGAAGCGGTATCGTACTGGAACCGACATGCCGAACAACTCCAGGAGAACCACCTGCTCATGCGGGAGACCGCCGAGTCATTCGCCATCCACTGCGACTTGTGGGCGCGGCTTTGCGACATGCGAGGCCAGCCGACCACCCGCGCCTACCTGGACCTCCACAAGGCGTTCGTCACGTCCTCGAAGCACTTCAGGCTCGTGCCGTCGGAGAAGCCGCAGGTGAAGGAGGACCGGTTCACCGACTTCACGGAGATCGATGTCTGACTTACCACCCACGGCACCGCGACTGCGGATGAACGAACCGCCCCTGCCGTAGAAACCCCGGCCCCAGTACGGCGTGCTCCATCAACGACTCCGGCGTCTACTTCTTGAAGAACGGCCACTGTGCGAAGCCCAACTCGAAGGCTGCACTGGCTGGAGTGAGGAGGCGCACCACAAGGTCTACCCGGCGACCACGACGGCCGACTACTTGGCGACGTGCAAGTCCTGCCACCGGCAGATCGAGATCGCCAAGCGGCACGGGTCGTAGGTCACTCCTTGCCCAGCACAAGATCGACCACCCAGCACCCGCGAACGTGCGGCCCCGGCCCCCGGCAGTGGTTCAGCACTTCGAGGTCATCGCACCCGGCTTCCTCCAGGGCGTCGGCCAAGATCGGCATCCGGTCGAAGGCACGGTCGGCGTAAATGCCGCTAGCGAGGGCGACGACGGTTTCGTTGCGCCAACGTGGATCGAGGGCAACGGGCCTGAACGGGTTGCCAAAGATGTCGCGGAGTAAGACGGATTGCGTCGGAAAATCGGCTGAACTTGAGTCACCAGTTACCCGGCCAATAGAACCACAGACCGACATGACCTCCTCACTAGCTCGGAGTCGGCAGGTCGAACGTGCGGCACTTGCAGCGAAAGCTACGCTGATGTCCTCTCCTGGCTTTCCTCCATATCTGTAAAACTGATCGTGATTGGCGTCTACGAGTTTCTTCAGTCGCTTCTTTGCCCCTACCCCGTCGGCATAGCCCTCAGCAAATTCGATGCAGGATCGAATAGCGTCGTGCTGGGCGATAAGGTGCCATATTCGGCGACAGCACGCGCAGGCGAAGAGGCGATACTTGCGGTCACTTGCTCCCCGCACGACGCGGAACATTTCCCTTACGTCAACCGTTTCAAACCACTCTCGTTCTGTTGGCGCATCCCAAACCATTGTCACGGCCGCCACCTCTGAAATCGCACGCTGACCGTCTAACTACGGCGTGAACAGCGTACCAGACCAGCACGTCCGCACGAAGTCCGATCAGGCGTTTCTCGACCAGGGCGGCGTATGGGACGAGGCAGCAGGCCAGAAGGTCATCGACTTCATCGAGCGTTACCTGCTCCTGGAGGACGGCCGCCCGCTGGTCTTGCTGCCGTGGATGAAGGGCGTGATCCGGAGTTGGTACTGCTGGGTCACCCCGGAGGGCAAACGGCGCACCCGCATCGGCCTGCTGACCTGCGCGAGGAAGAACGCGAAGAGCATCCTCACCTACGCGCTCACCGCCTACCACTTGATCGCGGACGGAGTGACCAGTCCGGCGTGTGCTTCCGTCGCGGTGAACCGAGAGCAGGCGGCCCAAATCTTCGACTGGCTGCGGTTCAGCATCGAGAACAACGCCAAGCTGTCCAAGGCCCTGCACGTCATCCCGTCCAAGAAGACGATCCTCTACCCGGCCAAGAACGGCAGGTATCGGAGTCTCGCGTCCGACAGCAAGGGGGGTAACTTCGGGCACGGGTTCAGTTTCCTCGTCCATGACGAACTGGCGTTCCAGAAAGACGACCTGTACACGGTGCTGAAGAACTCGACCGACGCCCGGCAGGGCCTCCAGGTCATCACGTCCACCGCCGGGTTCAACAAGAACGGCATCTTCTTCAAGCTGACGCAGTATGCCCGCAAGGTGCTCGACGGCACGGTGATCGACACCACCTTCCAGCCGTGGGTGTTCGAGGTGCCGGAGGGCGAGGAGGACATCGAGGCCAGTTGGGTCAAGGGCAACCCGTCGCTCGGCGTGTGCCAGACCCTCGACGACTTCCGGAACCAGTGGCACCGAGAGAAGCAGGACGCCACCACCCGGCACGCCTTCAGCGTCCTGAAGTTCAACCAGTTCCGGGACACGGAAAACGTCTGGATACCGGCCGAGAACTGGGACGGCTGCAAGGGGGTGCTCCCCCACCTGAACGGCCGCGAGTGCGTCATCGGTTGCGACGTGGGGGCCGTTCGTGACCTCACGGCGCTGGTGGCCATCTTCCCCCTGGAGGACGGCAAGTTCGCGGTGAAGTCGTGGGGGTTCGTGCCGAACGGGGCGCTCACCACGCGGGACGGGGCGAACACCACCCTCTACCAGAGCTTCAGCAAGACCGGGCACCTGACGATCCTGCCGGGCACGGCCACCGACGAGTACAAGATCATCGCGCACCTGGACGAGCTACGCCAGAAGTACAAGGTGAGGGCGGTGGTGTTCGACCAGTGGCAGAGCCTCCCGCTGAGCAACCACTGCAAGCGGCAAGGGTTGACCACCTTCAACTTCCGGCAGACGCATAGCTACTTCCACGGGCCGGTGGTGGAGCTTGAGAAGCTGGTGAACCGCAAGAAGCTCGTCCACGACGGCGACCCGCTTCTGAGGTGGCAGGTCGGCCACACCTACCTGGACACCGACCCGAAGGGGTACAAGAAGCCGATCACCTCGCGGCCGGAGAACAAGAAGGACAATCTGATCGCGCTGCTGATGGCGCTCTCCCAGACCCTCCAGCAGACGGGCACGTCGAAGCCGAGTGTGTACGAGGAGCGGAAGTTGTTCGCGGTGTGACTACATACCCGCATGACCCAGAGGAAGAAGAAGACCGTCCCGGCATCGTCCAAGCGCGAACTCACCGCCACCAGTTTCGGCGGGTTGTTCGGTGTGCCGACCAAATCCGGCGTCACCGTCACCGAGACTTCGGCCCTCGCACTCAGCACCCTCTGGCGGGCCGCCCGCGTGGTGTCCGAGACGATTGGGACGATGCCGCTGAAGGTGTACCGGAAGGCCGACGGCATCCGCGAAGAGGCCCGCGACAGCGACTACTGGACCCTGTTGCACGACGAGCCGAACCCGGACCAGGGGGCGGTGGACTTCTTCTCCCTGATCATGTGGCACGCGGTCCTTTGGGGGAACGCCTACGCGGAGATCGTCCGGGACGGCACGGGCCGGGTGACGGCGCTGTACCCCATCCCGCCCTGGACGGTGGCGGTGGGCAAGAGGGCGGGCGGCGGGCTGGCGTACCAGATCACCACCGACGAGGGCACGCTCGTTCTGTCAGCCGGTGACGTGCTCCACGTCAAGGGGCCGAGCACCGACGGGTCGGCCGGGTATCGCCTCGTGCAACTGGCCCGCGAGAGTTTGGGCTACAGCATGGCCCTGGACCAGTTCGGCGCGAGCTACTTCGGCAACGGGTGCAAGATCGGCGGCGTCCTCCAGACCGTGGGCAGTCTGTCCGATCAGGCGAGGGAGAACGTGCGGGCGGGGTGGGTGGCGTCCTACTCCGGCGTGGACAACGCGGGCAAGGTGCCGGTGCTGGAGGAAGGGCTGACGTACACCCCGTTTGCGGTGAACAACGAGTCCGGCCAGTACCTCGAAAACCGCCAGCACCAGATCGTCGAAATCTGCCGGTGGGTGGGGGTGGACCCGATCTTCGTGTACGAGTACGGCCGGGCGACATGGCGGAACGGCGAGCAACAGTACCGCAACTTCCTCCAGTTCAGCCTGAACCCGTGGTTGAGGAAGATCGAGAGCGAGATCGCCAGGAAGGTCATCAGCCCGGCGGACCGCCCCGACCTGTACGCCGAGTTCCTGCGTGAGTCGGTCATCCAGATGGACACTTCCACCCAGCACCAACTGTGGAAGGTGGGGGTGGAGGCGGGATGGTACGAGGTGAACGAGGTGCGGAAGTGGCTGAACCTGCCGCCCCTCGCCAACCCCCAACCCAAGCCGAAGCCGACCCCGGACGCACACCCCCAAGCCCAACAGGAGAGCGATGGAAATCCGGTCGATCCAGACCAGCCTGAGCAGTAACGGCGGCACGCTGGAGGGCTACGCGGCCCTGTACAACTCGCCGTCGCACGTCCTGTCCGAGCGGGGCAAGCGGTTCGTGGAGGTCATCGCGGCCAGAGCGTTCGAGCGGACCCTCAAGGTCAACCCGGACGTGACGGCCCACTGGACGCACGACGAGAACGCCCGCCCGCCTCTGGGCCGCACCACGGCCGGGACGTTGACACTCGCCAGCGACAACCGGGGGCTGCACTTCTCCCTCACCTTGCCCGAATGGGCGGGGGACATCGCGGAGAGCGTCCGTCGCGGCGACGTGGACGGCATGAGCTTCCAGTTCGCCAACGAGAAGGACAGTTGGCAGCAGCGGGACGGGCAGACCTACCGCACGCTGCACGACCTGGACTTGAGTCACATCGCCCTCGTGGTGCGTCCGGCGTACCCGGCGGCCTACGCCGAAGTGCGGAGCCGGATCGAGCCGCCGGAGGTGGTGGCCCCGCCGGGCAAGGCGACGAAGCGGAAGCGGCTGGACCTGATGGCCCGAAAAATCGGGGTGCGGTGATAGATAGCGGTACGGGCGAAATCCAAACTCACGGAGCTTAATGAACACAGTCGAACTCATGCAGGCGCGGGCGAAGCACATCCACGACGCCCGTGCCATCCTGGATAAGGCGGACGCCGAAGGCCGGGAGATCAACTCGGACGAGAGCGAGACGGTAGACCGCCACTTCGCGGAAGCGGACAAGCTGCACGCCAAGATCGACACCGCCGAGAAGCGGGCCGAGGTGGAGCGGGCCGAGTCCACCCTGAAGGAGAGCAAGCGGAAGACGGTGGCGGCGATGGCCCCGCAGACGGACGGGCCGGACTTTAACGAGGCCCTGCGTAGCTGGCTGTGTCAGGGGAGCAAGGGCTACCGGCTGACCGGCGACAAGATCGACAACGCCGTGCGGTGCGGGGTGGACCTGTCGGGCGGGCTGGACATGAGCCGCCGGGCGATGGGCAAGGGGAACACCACCGGGTCGGTGCAGTGGACCGACTTCTACGGCGGGTTCTTCGAAGAACTGAAAGCGTACTCGCCGGTCCTGTTCCTCATCAGCTACCAGAACAGCGACAACGGGCAGACGTTGCCCATCCCGGTCGTGGACGACACGGCCAACGAAGCCGCGATCCTGGCGGAAGGGGCCACCTCCACCGCCCAAGACTTCGCGGTCACGAACGTGAACCTGAACGGGTTCAAGTACGAGTCGAAGGAAATCGTCTTGAGTTTGGAGTTGCTGCAAGACTCCAGCGTGAACCTGGAACAGTATGTGTCGCGGGCCATCGCCGTCCGGTTCGCCCGGCGGTGGTCGAAGGACGTGACCGTGGGTTCCGGGTCGGGCCAGCCGTTCGGGATCGTCACCCGCGCCACCGCGTCTGGCGTCGTTGCCACCGGGACCGGCGCGAGTCCGACCCTCACGGCCGACATGCTCATCGACCTGTCGGAGAGCCTGGACGACGCCTACCGGTTCCGGCCGGGGGTCGGCTACATGATGGCCCCGGCGACGATGGCGAAGGTGCGGAAGCTCAAGGACAGCAACGGCCAGTACCTCTGGCAACCGTCCCTCCAGGCGGGCACCCCGGACGTGTTCAACGGGCACCCGGTCTTCCGCAACCAGAACATGGCGGCCACCGGGGTGAACGCCCGGCTGGTGTGCTTCGGGGACTTCAAGCAGTACCTCTGGCGGA